CTCAATGCGACGTCACCGCCCTCAGCACGGTCCTAAATGCCTCGGATGTCGCCTCGGGAAAACTCGCGATAGGCCAAACACTCGCGGACACGACAAGTGCTCTGGCCGTCGGAACCATGATCACGGGACAGATATCAGGGCCAACAGGCGGCGCTGGCCTCTATAGCCTCACTCAGCAACAAACCGTGGCGTCGGAAGCCATGACGACTTCGCTGACGATTTTGGCTCAAATCCAGGCTCAAAGCGCCAGCGATCTAAGACATACCGATTATTTGAATTTGCAAGGTTCGCATCGCGTTCTTTATGCCAGTCTCGACATTAAGGGAATTGTTCGAGTGACGCTTCGAGGCGGCGATTTGGTTGTTTTGCCGGATGGCTCTGTCTGGTTGGTTGAGCAACCTGTCGAGCCGTGGTTTTCTAGCGCTGGATGGGTTAAGATATTAATCACCGCGCAGGATGGATCATGATGATGAGAAAAATAGCATTTTCATTGGCGTTAATCGCATCTCTTTTGGCTTTGCCTGACTTCGCCAATGCCGCGAACGATATATATCCACCGGTCGGATCTGGAAATTTCACCGGTCCCGCGCCCGTGACGGTCACGACGTCACCGACATTGTTGGTCGCCGCGCGCATAGGCACTCCGGGAACAGGTCGAGTGGGTGTTGCGATCATTTGCGCGGCGACTGTCGCTCTGGGCGGTAGCGGGGTGACGTTCGCGGGATCGCCACAGTTGCCAGCAGGCAGTTCGATCATGCTCCCTGTGACAGCGGCGGTTTATGCCATAGCGACAGGATCGAGCACCGTTTGCAATGCGTGGGAGGTCTATTGATTATTCCCTTTCCGATATCGCTCAGTCAATCAACGGTTCAGGCCGCTCTCTCGGCTTTTTTGTATGAAATTTTGCCCGGACCTTTCAGTGGCGATCCTCCGGCGGTATTTTCGGGATGGATCACAGGCGACGTGCTGACGGTGAGCAATATCATCGAGGGCACTATTGAACTTTATTCGCCAGTTCTCGGAGCCGCATCAGGAACCACTATTCAATCTCAAATCAGCGGAACCGCGGGCGGAGTTGGAACGTATTCGGTCTCATTTTCGCAAACTCTCGGCTCAGCGCCAACTGGCGTCACACTGGCAACGGGCGTCGATGTAATCGCAGGGCAGCCAAACCGCGCGGCGGAACCGGCAAACCCGTGGTTCGTCGTAATGACGCCTATTCGATTTGTTCGGTTGGCAACGAATGTCGATAATTTTCAAGATGTAAAATTCACCGGATCGATTTCCGCAAATTTACTGACCGTAGCCGAAGTCCAAACCGGAGAGATATTGGTCGGAGCTTCCATTTTTGGCGAAAATGTTGCAATCGGAACACAAGTAATCGACCTTCAAAGCGGCAGTGGAGGAATCGGAACGTATCTTATTTCTAATTCACAAACAATAATAAATGAAACTATGAACGCTGGATGGAAAACCTTAACTCAGGATGCTGGAATAACTGTTCAAATCGATTGCCATTCAAGCGACACGACAAGCGGAGATTTTTCTCAAACAATATCGACGGCGTTACGTGATGAGTTTGGAGTGGACTTCTTTGCTGGCTTATCGGGGTCACTAAATGGGGTTGTTCCGCTCTACGCGGACGATCCAGCACAAAGGCCATTTGTTAATGCCGAGTCGCAATATGAATGGAGGTGGGGTTTGGATTGCCATCTCGAGGTTCATCAAACGATTCAGGTTCCGCAAACATTCGCCGATTCGGTCGATCCAACATTTGTCAGCGTGGAAGCAGCATATCCTATTTGATGTTTTGCGCGAGTAGGACGTTTCGTGTTACAAATCCGCAAATTCCAAGATCACGACTAACTCGGAGTATGAGCCTTGACGATCCCCGCAAGTGAAATTGTCAATGTCATTCCGAGCGTCCTCGGAGTAGGTGGCACAGGTCTGAATGGCGCCGGCTTGATGCTGACGACAAATCCGTTGGTTCCGATCGGGGCAGTCCTCTCGTTTCCGAATCAGGCCGCCGTAGAAGGCTATTTCGGCGCGGCTTCATACGAAGCGACAGAAGCCGGGATTTATTTCAACGGCTATGAAGGAGCCTCGATTTCCCCATCAACTCTTTACATCGCTCAATATAACGAAGCAGTTCCGGCCTATTTGCGCGGCGCAAAGATCACGCTGAGCCAAACTCAATTGGAAGCCTTGTCTGGGTCGTTGACCGTCGTGATGGACGGTTATCCGCATGTGATCAGTTCCATCAGTTTTGCCGGCGATCCAACGCCAACAGCAATCGCCAATGCGATTCAAGCTGCTTTCACCAATCCGACCGAGGCTTCGTTCACCGCGTCGATGGGCGCGGCGCTAACGGCGTCGATGGGCGGACATGCCGCCACCTGCACGACGACAGGAACTACGCTGACGTTCGGTTCCCTGACTGATGGTTATTTTTCGGCCGGCGACCTTGTTTCGGGAACCGATGGCAGCCACCCATTGCCCGCGGGTTGCTATATCGTCAAGCAACTCACCGGCACGCCGGGCGGTGGCGTCGGCGCGACATTCGAACTCAGCGCCCCGGCGACCGGCGGCAATATGACGAGTGCCACCGTTACTGGAACGTCCACAGTGCTGGACGCTACGAGCGTGACGGGCCTGCTTTCGGCCGGAGATATCGTCACCACGGTAGCGGCGAACGCGGTTATCATCTCGCAGCTCACCGGAACGACCGGAGGCGCGGGAACCTATCAACTGAGCGGCATCTCTGCTCAAGGGATTGCCAGTGGAAGCATGGTGTCCACTTCAACGGTTCTTGATGTCACCGTTTGCGGCAGCCCGACAATCGCCGTTGGGCAGACGCTCGTCAATGCCGGGTTAACTGGCAGCCCGATCATCACGGCGCAACTCACCGGAGATCCTGCCGGCGGCGTCGGGACTTACCAGACTAATGGCGTGCAGCAAGATGTTGCGAGCGGCGCATTCACGACCATAGCAACGCCAATGACCGTCTCTTACAATTCGACGACCGGCGGATTCATTTTCACGTCTGGCATTACCGGCGTTGCTTCGACATCCGCTTATGCGACGGGAACTCTAGCCGAGTCCCTGAATTTGACCTCGGCGACCGGAGCCGTTCTTTCCCAAGGAGCGGCGGCGGCGGTGCCAGGAACCTTCATGAACGCTCTGATTCTTGTCAATCAGGCGTGGGTTAATTTCATGACGATCTTTGATCCCGATGGGGGCGTCGGGAATACGCAGAAGCAAGCCTTTGCTGCATGGAACAACAGCGCATTAGGCGGCAATCGATTCGGTTATGTTTGTTGGGACCCGGACGAAAGTCCAGCGAGTTCGAGCGATGCGCCTTCCTGTCTCGGTCAAATCCTCAAAGCGAACCAAAATTCGGGAACATGGCTTGAATGGGAAGGCGGCAAGACCGAAGATGATGGCAAGGCCGCCTTCATTCTTGGCGTCGCCGCATCGATCAATTACAACGCCACCAATGGGCGCACGACCTTCGCTTTCCGGGAACAGGCGGGAATTCTGGCGAATGTCACCGACCCGACCACTGCGGGAAATCTCGCTGCCAATGGCTACAATTTTTATGGAGCCTATGCCACCGGCGCATCAACATTCGATTGGACTTATAATGGTGAAATAACCGGACCATTCGCATGGATGGACAGTTACCAAAATCAGATTTGGCTTAACAGACTATTCCAAATCACACTTCTAACGCTCTTTCAGAATGTGCCCTCTATTCCGTTCTCGCTTGCGGGAGCTTCAATCATCGAAGAATCGATGTCTGGGCCTATTGGCCAAGGACTTATCTTTGGCGCTTATGGACCGGGTAATCTTTCGTCATCTCAGATCGCCTATATCAATGAAGTCGCAGGATTGGACGCGGCCTCGTCGATCCAGACTATAGGCTATTATTTGCAAGTGAATGTCCCACCGCCGACTGTTCGATCGACGCGAGGGCCTTGGCCGATTAGCTTCTTTTATTTGGATCGTGGTAGCGTCCAATCGATCGACTTGTCTTCCGTCGCGCTCACGTAAGGGGATCAAAATGGTTGCTTCTCTCACAGGCGCTAATGCGGTCATCACGCTATCGCAAGCGACGCTGTTTCCCGTCCCACAGCAACTCCAGGGCTTCAGCGCAGACAATGTGACCGGCATGGATGCCGCGACCATATTGGAGCGCTATATGGGCGTCGATGGCGTTTTGAGCTTCGGTTTCGTCTGGACAGAGCGCGTTCAGAATATCCATTTGCAGGCCAACAGCGCTTCGAATGCGTTCTTTGACATCATCAATGCGCAGCAACAGGCGATTGGGGATGTCTACACGCTGAGCGGGACTATTTACCTTCCCTCGATTGGTCTGAAACTGGCTTGTTCTAACGGCGGTCTTGAGCAATATCCGCCGATGCCCGAGGTTAAGAAGCTTTTGCAGCCGAGAACTTATCGCATCGTCTGGAATATCGTTTCACCTGCGGCGAATTGATGCGCGATGCCAAAGAAACCGTTTCTTGCCGCTGGTGTGGCGAGGATCATAGGAGCCGTGAATATTGTCCGGTGGTCAAGGCTATCGATTTCGACGCAGCGAGCGGCAAAGTCACTCGGGTTGAATTTTTGACGCCAGTGGATTGCGGGCCTCCTCTAAATGTCGCATCAGCCGACAATAAATCTTCTGATCCCGACTATCCAACACTGAGACCGACGAGAAGAGGCTGACGTGCGCAAAAAGGCAGTCGTTTCGGCACCGAATTATTGCGGCCGAGATAAAGGAAAAACTTTTATGATCGAGGAATGGCCAGCGGACCGGGCTGAAAAGTGGGCTCTGCGTGCGATGCTCGCTTACAATCGGGGCGGCGGCAAGATCGACGTCGTGGGCGTCCAGGGCATGGGTATGGAGGGCATCTTTATGCTCGGCGTCGACACATTCCTTAGGGGTCAAATACAGGCTGAAGAAGTCATCCCGATCATGGATGAGCTTCTCGATTGCGTTCAGATTATTCGCGATCCGAAGAAGCGTGACCCGCAGACGAACTTCCCCGTCACCTCGCCGATTATCAGCGACGATGATATTGAGGAAGTCGCGACAAGAATGTGGCTCAGATCGGAGGTAATCAAATTACATTCGGGTTTCTGTCCGGCCGACGCCATCTCGAAATTGATTTCGGCGATCATGGCGCGGCAACTCTCGCCGAATATGCAAACGTCCCAGCAAGCATAGCATCTGCACTTTCAATGGATCGACCTGTAGTTACCTTGAGAGATTTACAAACTGATTATTCCGTGGAAGATTTGTATGATTTATTGGAAGTCTATATGGTGAA